CAGGGATACCCTCCCTGGAACACCTCCGCTATATCACATATTTGGTTCTTCTTTGACCTTACTAACTTGGTTAATTTAGGACCCGATCTGGATATATATTGTTTCGTTAATTTAGGACGGAAAACCCGTTCTCCTTTGACGCGACCGAGACCCTTTTTAAAAGCCTTTCCAATTCTTTAGAGTCATTGCGCCCTCTAAGAAATACAAGCTTTTGGCTTTGATTAGTCACTGCTTAGACCTTTGCTTTTGTTTATCTTTTGCCTCCTGAACTTTCCACCGACTTTTGCCTCGATTTTCCGCATTTTGAGTTAGATAACACCATCTCGTTTGAAACTCCCATCTAGTCTGCATCTTCAGTGTATAAAACATGTCATCATCAATTATCCCCCTAAACACCACTCAATCAACCAAAAACCTAAACACGACTTTTGTCGATCAACAGACCTTAAAATCTGTTGACGCCAATTTTCGTGGATCCTATATCTCAAATACTTTGTCTTCGATGGAGTCAATGACTGATCCTCACCTATCAGTTAATGATCTCTTTTCGAAGCCTTTGTATGCTTCTCACGGACTTATAACTTCTGCCTCCACCAATATATTTACAATAGACTTGCCAAACATTTTCTTTACCTCAATTTCTACAATGAACTATACTATGCTTTCCACTTTTGTATATTATCGTTCAGCGTTTAAAGTTAAGGTACAGATTAATTCCCCCCCGATGAATGCTGGTTTGTTTTACTTGTCTTTTAGACCTGTTAATTCGAACTTCGCTACAGCTGTTGATTTCTATACCCAAAACACTGGTTTTCCCGGTGTCTACATATCCGCTTACGATCCCGATATTGCTGAAATAACTATCCCTTTTAACACCATTCTTAATTATTTTAACACCCTCGAACCCGATACCGTTCAGACCCTCGGTACAGTTTCGTTAGATGTCATTGCGAATCTTGCTACCGGTACAGGCTCCTCTTCATCAATTCCTTATCAGACATGGATTATGGCTGAATCTCCACATTTTGCTGTCCCTGTTCCTTCCCACACCCCCCTCAATAATGAGTACGAAGTCCCCGCCACCACGGAAGATTTTGAACATCTCACTATTGAAGCCCAATCATCCACTGAATCTATCGCTGCCACTATATCATCTATCGTAGATGATGTTCGTTCCACCTCTGAATCTCTTGCTTCTGGAAATTTTTCCGGTGCCGTCACTACTGGAGCTCACGCTGTTTCATCTGCTTTGTCATCCCTTGGAATGGATTTTCCTGAAACCGGTTCTTTTGACTCGTCAAAATTAACGGCTTCATTTCCATCCATCGCTAAAGGAAAAGGTATTGCTGAGTTTGAAGTTCTCTCTCTTAACCCTTTGGTAACAAAGGTTCAAGATGATGAGACTCTTGCTACAACTACCGATGAAATGAATGTGAAGACTATCGCTTCGATCCCTATGGTCTTTACTCAAGTCACTTGGCCTGAAACTGCTGTTCCTGGTTCTATCATTCTCGATTTCCCCGTCACCCCCGTCATTTCCCCTTATTCTGTTGGACTTCTTTCAACTTCATTTTATCCGACATTCCTCGCTTACGCCGCTTCTGCATATGGGTTTTGGTCTGGAAGTATGATACTCACCATCCGCGCTGTCGCAACCGGTTTTCACACTGGTCGTTTCGGCGTGTATTATCTTCCAGCTACTACGAATCCTTTTAATAATACCGTTCTTCGAGAAACTCAACTCCAACTCATGGTTTGTGATCTTCGTGACAAACATGAGTTTGAAATAATGATCCCGTTCCAATCGTCCACCCCCCGCAAGAGAGTTACTTCGGCTAACACTTCCCCCCGCTACCTTGGTCATGATTTTGCATTAGCTGATGTGAACACAGGTTCCTTTGACATTCATTCAGTCACTGGACGTGTTCGCATCATCTCGCTAATGCAGCTTGATGCCTCTGGTGGTGCGGTCATTCCAATCCAATTGGTTTGTTCGCTTCGTGCAGGTCCCGATTTTACTCTTTACGAACCTCATCCCCCTGGATTCGCCCAAGCGAATAATACATATCCTCTTGTTACGACTGTTGCAACTGCTCTTCCCACCGTAGAAGCTCAGTCGAACCTTGAGGCGCTTTCTGTCAGAGATTCACTTTCTGATCCGTCAAGTATCCAAATTTCCGATGAACCCACAGTTCCCCAACTTGCTTCTGGTATGGGTATAAACGATGAGATGGACCTTAAAGTTCTTCTCTCCCGTCTATATCCTCAAGCTTCCGCTGATTTTCCTTCATCCCTTCCCGCCGGTTATTACCTCTCCAATATCCCCGCCACTCCAGGTAATGACATTCCTCAGAATCTCGGTGGAATACAACTTCCCGAAGATGTATTTTCACATTTCATCAAGCTTTTCGTTTACTGGAATGGTGGAGTCAAGTTTATGATCTCGTCGAACGCTGATAATACTAACCCTATTCTCGGCCAAGCCGTCCATAAATATGACTTCTCTATTGCGCCTTCTCTCACCACCGCTATGGAATTTGCTCAAATTCCTGTTCAGACTGGATTCACGACCGCAAACGATTTTAATTCATTCTCATTTTCTGGTCAACTGTTCAATTTATCTAACCAGAAATTCGCCGCAATCTCAGCTCCTTACAAATCGATTTACCGTCAGCTTTTTATAAGGAAATCTGGGTTTCCTAGCCCTGTCTTCCGTGATTCGAATCCTCTCGCGTTTACCACTGGATCTGTATCAACTGTCATCGAACTCCCAGATGCGACCCGTCGTCCCGATACTCTTACACTCACTTTGTGGAAAGGTCTCGCTGATGACTGCCGTCTCTCGTATCTGGTGGCTCCCCCCACTGTCAGGTATGCGTCCCTCAATCTCATCCCTCCCCCAACGTAAACACAAACACAGAACGTCTCTCAATCCGCTAATAATGATGCTAAGTTTGTAAAGAAATTTGATTAATTTTGTCTGGACATTATACAGTGATCCCCTTAGTGGTAATACTGTCCCCAGATAACTTTTCTTGAATTTCTTTACTTACGACCCAAACGCAAGTGAAATTTATTAGCTTTTGCCTTGAAAAGAGTGCAATTTAGATTGAGAATCCTTATCCTCTGTTTGATAGATGTCATTTTTCCGGGTGTCTATCATGGGTATAAGGTATACCGCGACTGGCTTAGAGCCCCATAACGCTCTTTCTTGAGACTTCATTCAATCTCTTGTGACCGACCTCCGAATGCTTGGACCGCTTAATTGAAACTTCCACCGCCCCGCGAAAGAGACTTGTTACCTCTTTCAAAGGAATGTTTGCCCCGATTTTCAAATTTGAATAAAATATGAAAATGTTTAACTCCAATGAACAATCCGCAAACCCGGAACAATTTAGTCGTACACTTAAACAAACACACACCTCCTTTCATCTTTCATCATGGTCTTTCGATACTGTCTTTCGAAATACCACTCATTATTTGTCTTTCCAAGAAGTTTTGGGACTTGAAGGTACTCCCTTCTCCCCGATTCCTATCTTGGGAAATTACATGTCTTCATCTGTTAATGTTTTAATGTATCCATCTCTTTGTTTCGATCTGCTCCGAAGCCGCGCATCGGTGAATTACAATAATCTCATGTATTATAGTAAATCCTCGATACGCTTGCCACAATCTCTCCTTGAATCTCATAACACTGTCAGTTTCCTTCTTTCGATTCTTCCCAGTGTTTTGTGTTCTGTTGATGTCATGGACTTTCTCCCCAGTTCGTTCATGGCTGATTCACCCCGCCACGAAATTTTCGCAATTGATCGTCTTCTCGCGAACCATCTCGACGATTTCTTTTATTTCACATTTTACGATTACTATGCTCCCATTTCCCTAGTTCTTTGGCAATTACGTGCTGATATGTTTAGATTCAACTTACCATTGGATTTAGATATCAGTTCGCTTTACCTATATGACTTAGAGAAAGAAGAGCATTGTGAGTGTGCTTGGCCCGATCATTTTGGACCATGTCGCACCCTTGATACGATTATTGAAATAGAAGAAGAAGTCGAGATAGAAGCCCAAGGTAACGTCATGTCATCTACCGACGCCGCCATGGGCAATGTAAAATACGCATTTGAACCCGAACATACTGAACATGTTCTCAGCTCTGTTAATAGCATAGTTGAGTCCTTCACCAAAGCGACCGAATCCCTCGATCGTTTTTCCAAGGCATCGGAAGGAATTAATCAATCTCATGGAGATATAGCTAGTGCTGCTCATAATATCGCTCATACAGCACAAAAGCTAGAATCTTCTGCTTCAGTAATTTCTTCCGTTGCTCCGTCTCTCGAATCTTCTCTGAAAGAACTCACCACTCTTTTGAAGAAGTTCAACTCACTCGCCTCCTCGAAGAAGACAACTTTCGGCTCCATAACCGATGGTTTGATCTACTTCGTCACCCAATATACCGTCTTTCAAGAACTTGAATCTCGCCATACGAAGATTGCCTTCTTCGTTGGTATTTTTCAACATTTTCTTCCTCTCACTGAGGCGGTTAAACTCATCCCCAAGTTGTATGATTTGGGACTTTTCCATAAAATCGACTCCGATTCAAGCCCGCAAGGAGAACCGGAAGTAACGGCTCAGGTCCTCACCACTGACCCTCTGATCCGCTCGCTTTCGGTAGTAGCCGCCACCGTCGTAGGTGCTCTCGCTTATGGAAACGCCCCATCTGAAGCAACTCTAGAATCCTGTTCTGAGCGTATCGCAAAGAACATTGGAAATTTTGGTAGAATTGGGCAAGGTATCGCCGGCTTCACTGTCATTTTTGAAGTCGTCGGCACTGCGCTCAAAACTGCTTATGAGTTTTTCCGCTATCGCATTTTGAAAGACCCCAATCAAGATTTCTTTGACGCCAAAGAATTTCAAGATTGGTGCCTTTCAGTCCAACATTTATCATCCCCCCAGTTCATAGACGCTGTATCATCATCCCGTTCAATTTATAATCGCATCGGTCATCTCGTTGATTATGAATCTCGTATCAGCCAAATGTTCATCCGTCATCCGGAAAGATGTAAGGGTCCCATTTATCAGCAATTCAAAGAGTCCTCCAAGCTCCTCTCAGTCTTGAATAAACTTCGGTTTCTTCAAGGCACGCGAGGAGGCTCTGCTCATAAACGTGAACCTTACGTCCTTCAACTCGCAGGTAAACCCAAAATCGGCAAATCTTTGCTGATTGCGCAAATCACCAACGCGTATGGAAAAGCCCGCGATCTTCCGGTTGACAATCGTGTCTTCCCTCGAAACATCTGTGATCCTTTCGTCTCCAAATATACCGGGCAACCGATATGGTCTGTAGACGACGCATTTCAATCAAATAAAGTCGACTCATGTATGGCTCTCGAACTCATCGCCATGAAATCACCTTTCCGATTCCCACTTGTTTGCGCGGGATTAGAAGATAAGGGCCGCGATTTCGTTTCAGAACTTGTTATCCTCACGGACAATAATCTCTACCCTGCGCATGAAAAACGTAGTGTACAGACTATTGAAGCTCTTTATCGTCGTCGTGACTCTCTTTGGGAAGTCTCCATCGACCCAAAGCTAATCCCGACTAAAGGATTGGATGCTCATTTAAGCGAGACGAAAGAAATTTTCACTGATCATTACGTTTTTCAACGATATCATTCCGTCTCTGAAAACGTAAAGATTGGAAAACCCTTAAAGTTTTCCGAATTTCTCGAGTCATTCTTAACTGAGTCTCTTATCTTTTATGGCAAACAATCCGATATTGCCACTGCTCTCGATCCGAAATGGGAGAACATCAACGCGGAAGTTAACCTCCGTGGTGATGAGCCCTCATATCTCTTCGATTTCTTCTCACGCCTTACCGAAACCATGCCGAAAATACCCGCCCAGGGGAAAGTCGACAATGGTCTCGATGAAATTATTGAAACCCTCGAACCCATTTTCACCTTCAATATTCGTGACCGCATCAAACGTAATCGTAAACGATCTGATCTTCCTCCTTGCAGAAAATGTCCAACTTTCACTGCAGGTTGTAAGAAGTGTGCCCGCGCCTGTGATATCGAATTTCTTTTCGAATTAGTCCGATCCCACGGTGCAGAAGCCAAACCAACGGCCGACGCTATCGCTGATTTTGCCGAGAATCATCCCGACATCAGATGCGAAGCGTGTGCATACTCCGAAGAACCAATCCCTCCCTGTGCATCTTGCAAGAATCTCCTTCGTCACCAAATGCAAGTTGCTCGGGGTCGCGAAATTTTTGTCGCGAAGTGGAGAACATTTCACATGTCCTCTTCGTGTCAAGAACTTCATTGCGATTATCATTCCGAACATCACAACCCAGAATGTAATGAGTGTCGCACTATTCAATATCTGGCTTTCTTAAGAATTGATTATCCTTATCTTTTCTCTTTGGAAGCTGAGCCTCTCAAAGATCTTGAATCTCTCAATGCGACTCTCGAGACTCACCGTTTCAAATCTCGAGACACTTATCACGTTCTGGACTCATTCCTCCACCCTGGATTCGAGCACTCATCCTGGTCTGACGCCTCAACACCGCCAGAACAGACGCTTGAGTTCGTCATGCTTAATCTCACCGCCGCAGAACGCCGCTGCCTTGCATCTTTAGTTGTTGAAATCATCCCATTCAAGAACTCATTTCACAAGTACACCGGCCGCCATCACCAAGGTTACAAGCTTCGCTTTCCGGTTGAAATCTGGAAGGCCAATTTTTCTGTCGAAGATTATATAGCACATTCCACCGCTGTATTCGCGTCTTGGCGAGATCTCCGTGCTCGTTTTACTACTGAACAACTTGTAGAACTGCGCGCTCTCATCCGGACTGCTGACTTCGATAAATTTGGTCTTACACAACCTGAAAGCTCTATGCTTGGAACTATATCGTATGTGCAGGAAGCTCAAACATGGTTTGAAGAACATCCTTTCATTGCTCTTGCTCTTCAAGCCTGCTCCGCCATTACAATGGTACTCGCTCTAATTGGAGTGTATAAACTTGTTAAGTACATTGTGACATCAGTTTTATCGCTGATTAATGGTTCATGGAAGTGGCTCTTTCCTTCGGATTCCGAAGGTCAAATTGATCCCCAGAACTATGCGGGTGCTGTCACTTCGCGTGGCATAGCTCGTGTCCCAACTGTAGTCGCTCATTCATCACCGAACGGCTCCACCGCTGTCTCTCACAACCTCAGTGGTGTACTCAACAAAATTACTGCAAACCAAATTCAAGTATCATTGCAACGACCGGACGGAAAGCCTCATACTCTTTCCGCCCTGTACATCGATGGAACTCATATCATCGTAAATCATCACCTTTTTGACACGGTAGTCGAAGCAACAAAGCTAACTCTCTATTCTCCCATGATTACCACCTCAGTCATGGTTGATCGGTCAAATTACGCTCGCATCGGTTCGTCCGACGCTGGTGTTATCCGTCTTCCTTCTGTCGCTTCTGGCAAGAAGGATCTTAAAGATCTTTTCCTTACGGATCAAATGGCCGCCGAAATTGAGAAAGCCCGTGTTGTATTGCCTGTCGTTTCAGAAGGTATTACCATGCTCCACGCTGGGAACATCAAACCTTTCTTGAAGTCTAATATTTTTGAAAACTTCAATAAGAAGGGTAAGGTGCTCCACCTAAGCGCGAAAGGAGGTTTCGACCAAGACGTTATTAACATCGTTGATGGCTGGGTTTACGACATCCCAACTCGTAAAGGTATGTGCGGTTCTCCTATCTTAGTTGATAATGAAACTGTGCCTCGCTTCATAGCCGGAATTCATTCTGGTTTATTATCCACCGAAGCTGTAGGCTGCATTATCACCAAAGAAACTTTGGAAGCTGCTCTTGCCTCTATTACCCATCCTGAAGTTGTTGTTATTCAACAAGCGTCTAACGAACTTCCCTACGTGCCCGCTCCTGTGCCACTAGACTTTCCCTCCGGGGTTGGTTATATTGGTCAGGTTATTCCCTCCTCTCGAGTCCATGTCCCCACAAAGACAAAGATTCGTCCCTCCCTAGTATATGACTATCGTCCACACCATTCCGAACCCGCCGTTTTGAGCTCGAAAGATCCGAGAGTTGCGCCTGAACATCGTTGCGATTCGATTTTAGCTAAAGGCTTAGAGAAGAGAGACACCTCTTTACTTCCGTTCTTTCCACCTACGGAACTAAATGCCGCTATTGACGGTGTCTATTCTCACGTTCATAATTTGCCTCGATCATGTGCGCCGCGGGTTTTGAGTGAAGAGGACACCATTAATGGTGTTGGAAATCTACAAACCATGAATTTCCAATCTAGTCCTGGTCTCCCCTACATTAAAATGAAAACCCCCGCAGATGGTCCTGGCAAGGGTTATCTCTTTCGAGAGGTCCCTGTGTCGGTCAATGGTCAGCTGATCGTCAAGCGATTCCTTAAAGACTTCACACTCATACGAAATATTAATGACTATGAGGCTGCAGCAAAAAATCGAATTCGGTTGCCTTCAGTTTGGCTTGACTGCCTAAAGGACGAACGTCGTCCCATGCCAAAAATTAAAACCGCCTCGACGCGTATTTTCAACATCGCGCCCGTGCATATTCTCTATCTCGCTAGAAAGTACTTCGGTTCTTTCTTTTCTCATATGATTGACAACAAGATGAGAAATTTTGCTCGCGTAGGAATTGATGTTCATGGGCCCGAATGGTCCGAGCTTGCTCTTCAGCATGACGCCTTTTCAATCCACCACGTAATTGGCGACTATCGCAAGTTCGATGCTTCCACACGATCCTATCTCATTAAGACCGCTGCGGAGAAGATCGATGATTGGTATAAAGCTTTTGACCCGAACTGGAAACCGGAAGACCGAGAAGTTCGCCGAACTTTGATGGACGACCTCGCCTATAGCATTGCAATGAATGGAGTGCATCTCGTACTTTACGTTTGCGGACTCAATTCCGGAGCGTTTATGACCGAGATCCTCAACTGTCTTACCAACGACATTTATCAATATGCAACTTGGCGAATAATCTTGAAGAAGCATCAGCAATATTCTTGTCTGCATTACGACGTGTACAACAACAATGTCCTCCGATCCATCTACGGAGATGATATTATTGCGTCTGTAAAAGCGCCTTTCCACGAAATGTTCAACTTTATCTCGATTAGAGATACTCTTCGTGACGCGGGTATTGATTTCACACCTGCCAACAAATCAGAAGAGGACTATACCACCGTCCCTTTTAGTGAAATTACGTTCTTGAAACGTTCGTTCGTCCCATCTGAACGAAAATTCATATACTATGCCCCTCTTCCTTTACCCGTAATCGAAGACATTGCTAACTACATCTGGCAACATCGCTTAGCCGACAACGATCAACTTACTCGAATTAATTGTGAAGCTGCACTACGCGAAGCCAAACATCATCCGCGACACGTGTACTCGCAGTTGAAATACGACCTGAACAAAGCTTTGGCTGAGAAAGGAATCGTTCCGTTGAATTATCAATGGGAAGATTTTAATCTCGAGTTCATGTCGCAATTCAACTAATAACCACGCCCTGAACTTTATAATTAATTCGAGAAAGCGATAAAACTCTACTGAGCGAATTCACATTTCCACCGTGAATCTGTTTGATGGAACAATATCTTAACATGTACTTTATTTCTACCTGGTCATGGCCGGTGAAGACGCCCTTGTGGTTATTAAAACGTCCAACTGAAGCCGAGGAGGAGTAAAGTAAGTAGCAATACGATCGCAGTGTTTGGATTTGTTCTAGTTAGCTCTTGAAAACCAC